TTGTTGGATGATATCAATATCTGGAATACCAGTAGCAATCGTTTCTTGTGAGTATTTGAATTTCTCTAATTCAAGTTCCCAGAAATAAGGCATCTTTCTGCCCAATGTGTCCATATCTTTATTTTGATTAACAAATTTAATCTCATAAAGTTCACCTTTACCATTTAAAATTGGCACATAAATTAAGTCACCTTCTTTTGGTCTTGTTAGTGTTTGAGTTTTTACACGTTCATTGAATGTTCTTCTTGATAGAACAACAGTCATTTCATTTTTGATTTCTAGACCAAACTTACCAAAGAACTCACGCTGACCACCAAACTCCATCACATTAGTAGGATAGATTTCGATTGGAAATGCGGCAGTAAATGATTTTAATGGATCTTCACCATAGATTAAATCACGAGCAACTGAATTCATATTAGGTAAGTAATATGTATCAGTGCCCATGATTTTAATTGATTCAACAATTAAATCTTCGACTAGTCGTTGCTCGTTATATTGAGCATCGTAATTGGTGAAATAGTGATTAGTTGCCATCTTAGTTCATAAACCACTCTAACGCACCGCCAAAGAATGATTCCATCTCTGATTCCAATCTTTCAATTTCAGCAACTGCTTCATCATAGATTTCTTTGCCGTTCATTGTTACACCACCAAGAAGAACAACACCATTGAATTTCTTCATGTTTTCACCCCATTGACGTTTAATCAATGCAGTAGAATATTCTTTTAACCAACGGTCATTCCAAATTCCAGGATATGCATCTGGATTAATTGCGGCATAACATTCAGCGACAACCACTGTTCCTGGTGGTGCTTCAGATGCGCCCCATGCCCAATCAATGAATAGACGTTTCATTAAACGATTGTATCTAATAGGCACTTCACCAGTAAACATAATTTCTAGTGAACGTAAGTGTTGTTGTGTTAATGTGTAGTTGATATATGATGCAGATGTGAAGTCATACAATTCATTTAAACGCAATTGATAACGCAAGTCAAACATATTAATAGTTGCTTGAGAATCTGATACTGGAAATATACGAGAGACACCAACAATTTCCATTCTATTATTGCTACCATCTAATGTAACTGATGGATCCATATCAATATATCGATTATTGATATCATTTTGGTCAATAATTTTAATGAAGTATACTTTTTGAGTACCTTCATAATGTCTATCTGTATAGTATTGAAGTGCATCAGTAACTCTGTCTTCTACTTGGTCATCATCAACGTTGATATCGATTACTGGTGCACCAAGTCTTTTTAGACAATACTGTTTAAATTCATCTCTTGTAGTAACTGCGGCCATGATTATTCCTAAATCATTAATCTATTGACTATTTATATTAACGCCAAGTACCGATTGCAGTATTTGAGTTTCCTGATGCTAATGGACTAATTTTCATATATGATCCAATTTGAGTGGTATATGCACCACCAGGATTGGCCGATAGTATGTATTGAGGGATGAAAGTTCCACCAGCGTTGATGGATACTGTGCCTTTTATTACTATTGCAAATGCATATGAAGCTGATGTAATAGCACCATTATATGTTGGTGATGTTATTGTAGCAGATGCTCCAATATATGATCCTGTAAATGCAATAGGAAGTGCCGCAACTGCTGATTGAGTGAATTCAATTTCTTGATATATATTGTTGATTGTTGCTGAACCACCAAATGCTGTTGTAAATGCATGTGATGTTGTACCAGCAGATTTTGTTAAAGACATTACAACTTCAAATTCATATACAGTATTAGCAGAAAGTGTAACGCCAAGACCAGAACCTGAACCAACACCAAAAACACCTTGATATACTGTTGCAGTATTTCCTGTATATGGTTGATTTAAACGATAATATTGACTGGCTTGAATTAATCCTAAACCTGAAGCATTAGGTGTTGCATATACAAATCCATTAAACACAGTATTTGCAAATACTGTATTTGCTAATCCATATGATGTGAAGTTGCCAGTATTTAAGAATGTATTAGCACCATTTTGTTGAATTGTAGATGCTACAAAGTTTAAAGTACCTAAACCTGTTGCGGCAGAAGTACCACCAGATGCTTGAATACGAACATCGTAGTCACCACTAGATACTGCACTATGAAAGTCGATATATGGAGAACCTGATGTACCTCGACCTTGTTGTCCAATTTCAATTGCACCATTTGGATCAGCACCAACAATTACTTGACCCAAATTACCATTTTGTATTTGTACTGGACCAGATGTAATAATGAAACCTGCCGAATTCCATAAAGGTGCACCAGCAGATAATTCATTAGTTGTGACTAATTGTTGTGACATTTATTATCCTATCAATTTCTTTAATTCGTCAATTTGTTTTTGTTGGTCTTTAATAGCTTCAATCAACAAAGGAATCAATCGTTCATAATGAACTGTTAAGTACTGATTATCAATTGGTGCAGGAACAACAACTTGAGGTAATACTGCTTGTACTTCTTGAGCAGATACACCAACTTCATCTTTAACATCATAACCTAATGATTGAGCAATATCTGATGCATGATAATGGAATCCATTTAATGCCATTACTTTTTCAATAGGATTTTCAATATTCTTAATTCTAACTTTCAATCTATCGTCAGAATAATAAGCAGTAATATTACCTATTGAACGAATTGATCCAGTATTTGCAGAATCTGCTGATGTCCCAACACCAATTGATGCATGTTGAACATTACTTGATGTTGATAAGTTTTGATTAATAATAAAGTTTGTAATATTTGCAGATGTACCAGTGATGCTGTGGACTTGCAATGTACCTGAGTTTGCGACATTATTTACATATGCAGTTGTCGCAATCATTGTATTGGATGTACTAATATCTGATGTAATTGTTGTTGTGATACCAGATAGTGTAGTATTACCAGTTAACGTTAAATTTGGCTGTAAAGATTGACTTGATACTGAACCATTTAATGGAGTATTTGCCGCACCTAACATTGTTGTTTGTGCTCTAATGAAAGTGCCAACTGGTGGTGTAAAGTTTAAATATAATGTTTGTCCATTGATAAAATAATCATATTGAACGATACCATTTGCAGAAACAATAATCCCATTATTTGAAACTGGTGTAAAGCCTAATGCATATGTGCTACTTATGCCATCTGCTGTAGTTTGATATACAAATGGTGATGCCGCGGCAACATAATATCCATTTGATGATGGATTTGCAAACTCTACAATTTCAATTAAATCACCAGATTGTGGTGGCACATTAAAAGTTAGTGTACTTCCTGAAACTGAATATTCAGATTTCTGTTGAACAACACCACCAATATTTACAATTGTTGCATTTAAATTGACAGGTGTTGTTGTCATTGTGTATGTTGTTTGTGTTCCATTACCAACAAATCTATCTTCACCGATTACTGTAGCAGAAACACCGCCGCCACCACCTCCAGTAAATGGAGAACCATTTGCAAAATAATAGTTTGCGTATACAGAATTTGCAACTAAGTTACCAGTGCCCACGGATAAAGTATTATTTGCACCAAAATAACTTAAGTTTATATTTGTTGTAATGTAACCAGCAGTATTTGAAATCATTACTGTATTTGCAGAATATCCATTTACTGATGTTCTGGTATTTGCAAAGTTGAATCCTGACTGAGCAAAAGTATTGATTGCACTCACATTAGTATTCAATGTTAATACTTGTGCTTGAAGTGCAATAATATTACCATTAGCATTATTCAAATTAGATTGAATAGCAACAACGTTATTAGCTTGACTATATGAAGAAGCGGCAAATGTATTAATAAATCCAACGTTGGCATTCAATGTAGACACTTGTGCTTGAAGTGCAATAATATTACCATTAGCATTATTCAAGTTAGATTGAATTGCTACTACATTGTTTGCTTGTGTATATGCTGATTGTGCTAAAGTATTGATTGCACTTGAATTTGCATTCAATGTAGATACTTGTGCTTGTAATGCAATGATGTTACCATTAGCTAAGTTTGAATATGTCTGTAATGCAACAACGTTATTTGCTTGTGTATATGCTGATTGTGCTAAAGTATTGATTGCACTTGAATTTTCATTTAATGTAAAGACTTCTGCTTGAAGTGCTACAATATTACCATTAGCATTATTCAAGTTAGATTGAATTGCTACTACATTGTTTGCTTGAGTATATGCACTAGACGCTAATGATGAAGCACCATTAGCTTGTGTATATGCTGATTGTGCTAAAGTATTGATTGCACTTGAATTTGCATTTAATGTAAAGACTTCTGCTTGAAGTGCTACAATATTACCATTAGCATTATTCAAATTTGTTTGGATTGCAATTGTATTATTAGCTACATTAAATGCAGATTGTGTGAATGTATTAATGGCGCTCGTATTAGCATTTAATGTTAGAATTTCTGCTTGTATCGCAATAATATTACCATTAGCAAGATTAGAATATGTTTGTAACGCAGAAATATTGTTGTTTGCTAATGTAGAATATGTTTGTAGCGCAGAAATATTGCCATTGGCATTATTCAAATTAGATTGAATAGCAACAACGTTATTGGCTTGTAAATATGCACTTGATGCTAATGTTGATGCGCCATTAGCTTGTGTATATGCTGATCCAGCTAAAGTATTTACGAATGAATTATTAGCATTTAGTGTTGTTACTTGTGCTTGTAATGCAATTGTATTACCTGATGCAGAAGTACCAATTGGCTCAGATGTCAATACTTGAACACCACCAGAATAAACTGTTGTGGCATATACATTACCTTGAACACCAATACCACCATAAACTTGAACAGCACCAGTTGTTGTTGATATAGCTGGAGTATTATTTGATACAATTAAAATATCATTAGTATTGATTGTAACATTACTTACAGTTGTGTTTTGAAATGTGATATTACCAGTAACATTTAAAGTTCCACCAATGTAAACATTACCACCAAATCCAGCACCTCCTTGAACAACTAAAGCACCAGTATTTGTTGCAGTTGCAGGTTGAGTATTTGATACATAAACAATAGATTGATTATTTGTAGTGATGTAACTACCATTATTTGCAATAGCATTATTTGCTTTAATATAAGCAGAGTTTGCTTGATATGAAGCCATGTATGCAAACGTATTGAGTGATGCAACATTTGAAGATATTGAAGCAGTATTTGCAACTTGTAAGTCCCATGCGTAACCATTCCATACCCATGTCTTAGCACCGACTGTGTATGTTTGATATAATGATGGTGATGATGGAAAATTTAACGCCATTTGTTATCCTATGTATGCTACTGACCAGTTATCATTACCATCAAAACTAATTGTTCCACCTGTCACTAAAAATTTCAATGTATCACCAGCAGATAATTTAACAATAGTACTTCCGCCTGTATGATTCATTGATGTATTTACACCAAATTCTACCATGATGATATTAATGCTACCATTCTTTTGAATAATGATTTGATTTATACTACTATTAGTGTTGCTGGCAGTTCTAACAACAACATCAACATGATACAATCCTGCAACTGGTGCTGTAAATACTCCTGTTGAAGTATTTAGATAACCACCTTGATTATAATCCATTGTCCAGTTACTACTTGTTACTGTGTTTCCTGAAGAAATTTGACCACCATTTCCAATAACACGGAATGCAGGACGATTAGGCGCATAACCAGCACCAATACCATATGATGTTGTGTTACCAGTTTGGTCGATTAAGAATAATGTTGCAGAATATGCACTATTAATAATTTCATAACCACCAGTAGTATTCAAGCGGAATGTCATTGATGTACTACCACCAGTCGCATTGAAATTATTTGCTCTCAAGAAATCGAAATAATTTGAACCACCTTGTGTATTTGTGCCAGACAACATTAATGTTGCACCACTATTAGCACCATTATATGTTGAATAAATTTGACTACTTGTATTAGTTTGTCCAGAAAGTGTTAATGTTGTTCCAACTAAAGAACCAGGTGTAGTACCAGACACAACACCAGTAGGACCAACTTCTGCCCAAATTGGATTTGATGTGTTACCAAAATTCTCATAAGTCACACCAGTATCAGAATTTGTCCAAAGGTCTTGAGGATTTGATGTTGATGGAGAAGTATTTTGATATAATATATCAGCCTTTGTATTTGCAGTATTGTAAGCAGATTGAGCAAGAATATTTGCGGCATTAGCGGTATTAAATGCTGATTGCACTTGAGGGGCAATATTATTAGCTGAATTATATGCTGATTGTGTATATGAGTTTACTGCACTAACATTAGCATTTAATGTGAATACTTGAGATTGCAATGCAATGATATTGCCATTTTGAGACGATTCAATTGCAAATAAAGCGATGATATTACCATTAGCATTATTCAAATTACTTTGAATTGCAATTGTATTATTAGCTTGACTGTATGCACTTGATGCAAGTGTTGATGCACCATTTGCTTGTGTATATGCTGATCCAGCTAAAGTATTCACAGAACTAATATTATTATTAGTTGTAGTCATTTGTGCTTGCAATGCACTAATATTACCATTAGCGGCATTTAAATTAGATTGAATTGCTACTACATTATTTGCCTGAGTATATGCAGATAAAGCAAGACTATTAACTGCTGATACATTAGCATTCAATGTTGTTACTTGTGCTTGAAGTGCTATTACATTATTAGCTTGTGTATAAGCACTAGAAGCTAGTGTTGAAGAGCCATTAGCTTGAGTATAGGCACTAGATGCAAGAGTATTTACTGAACTTACGTTAGCATTTAATGTGAATACTTCAGATTGTAATGCAATGATATTTCCATTTGCATTGTTTAGATTACTTTGAATTGCTACTACATTATTTGCTTGCGTATACGCAGATTGTGCTAAAGTATTAACGAATGAATTATTAGCATTCAATGTTGTTACTTGTGCTTGTAAAGCAAATATATTACCATTAGCATTGTTTAGATTACTTTGAATGCTGATTGTATTGTTTGCTACATTATATGCAGACTGTGTAAATGAATTGATTGCTGATGTGTTAGCATTTAATGTAAACACTTGAGATTGTAAAGCAATTACATTTGCATTAGTACTATTAGCATTTGTTTGTAATGAAACAACATTATTCGCTTGTTGATATGCTGATCCAGCAAGTGAATTTACTGCACTCACATTTGCATTTAATGTAAAGACTTGAGATTGAAGTGCAATAACATTACCATTAGTTGTATTAGAATATGCTTGTAACGCAATAATATTGCCATTTGCATTATTCAAATTAGATTGAATTGCTACTACATTATTAGCTTGCGTATACGCAGAAGCGGCAAACATATTAGTGAATCCAACATTTGCGTTAAGTGTTGACACTTGAGATTGTAATGCAATGATATTACCATTAGCATTATTCAAATTAGATTGAATTGATACTACATTATTAGCTTGAGTATAAGCAGACTGAGTAAATGAATTGATTGCACTTGCATTGGCATTTAATGTAAATACTTGTGCTTGCAATGCAATGATGTTTCCATTAGCAAGATTGCTGTAAGTTTGTAAAGCAATAGTATTTCCACTCGCAACGTTTGCTTGATTATATGCAGATGTTGCATATGAATTTAATGCATAGTTGTTAGCATTAAGAGTAGCAATTTCTGTTTGTAACGCAATAACATTACCATTTTGAGCATTAGAATATGCTTGCAATGCAATAATATTACCATTTGCATTGTTTAGATTGCTTTGAATTGAAATTACATTATTTGCTTGAGTGTATGCACTTTGAGCAAGTGTATTTGTATAACTGATATTGGCATTATGAGTTGCAACTTGTGCTTGCAATGCAATTATATTACCATTAGCAAGATTGCTATAAGTTTGTAGTGCAACTACATTGTTTGCTTGAGTGTATGCTGATTGTGTAAATGTATTTACATTATTAATGTTTGTATTTTGTGTAGCATTAACACCTTGAACATAAGGTACAATGTTTAATCCATTTGAATATACATTAGATGCTTGAACATCACCAACAATACCAACACCACCATCAACTTGTAATGCACCAGTTGTTTTACTTACAGATGCAATTGCAGATTTAATCACTACAGTATTTGCGGCAGTAATTCTCATTACTTCATTTGTAGTATTAATGCCACCAGTTGCAAAGATAATATCATTTGACAAACCAGTACCAATAATCATGTTACCGCCACCAGTAGTTGTATTACCAGTAGCAAATAGATATCCGTCATTTGGTCCAATTAATGTATAACCAGTATAGTTATAAGTTGATGACGCAAAACCTAAGTCTAAGAAACCATCATTAATAGTACCATTG